TTTAGAGGATAGCTTAAATTATCTTTTGGCCGTAAAAATTAAACACAGTTCAAACGATACTGCACGTTGTGCCTGGGAGATCATTGCAGAAAAAGCCAAGATTGATTTAGATATAAAATAATTATTTCTCATATTCAGCAAATGCCCTACTTAGATTTGGTTCTAAGGGGGAATTGTTGGTATATGAAGTTAGACAAAATAAACAGACAACCTAACAAGAAATTGATGGAGGTTGCAGAAACAATCGCAAAAGGTTATTACGGAGGGCATTTCAGCATCTTTAGTTTTTCACGAGAAGTTAAGTTTGCATTTGGCATGATCAATTCAAAAGAGCAAATTGATTTTATGCTTGGATATCATGACATAAACGATGCAATTACAAATGCTATTCAGGAGGCAATAATAACTAAGAACATTTAAGATATGACATACTTTTGTAAAATAGAAATAGACTTTGGAATTGAACTAACAGTAAGTTTTGATTGCTATGAAAAAGACGAAGAACCACAAATTAATATAATTGAATTAAGCATTGTAATTGAGGAGCAAGAATTTGGAATTGATTACGAAAACAAAAGGCATCCAGAAAGAGTAAAAATATCTGCTGAAAAAATTAAGCAATTGTTACTTGACGAGCATGAGATTGATCCTGAAAGATGGTTTAATTTAAGTGGAGATGATGAACCAGTTTTGTACTACGTGAATGAGAAAGGAGAACGCATTGACCGATAATAAGCCAGCAAAGATAAACGCCAAAGATTTGGCAAAGGTTGAAAATAATTTAATCAACGCAGAGCAAGCAAAATTCCTCCTTAAAAGAACGCCATCAAACCACATTAAAACTCGGCCAGCTTTAGGTGGAGGCACTTGGCAATACGTTTCAGGTACATACGTTCAAAAGGTTTTAAACTTGATGTTTGGTTGGGCTTGGGATTTTGAAATAGTAAGCGAAATAATCCAGGATGGAGAGGCCATTGTTAAAGGGCGTTTGACTGTAAATACTGGAGGTCAAAAGATTGTTAAAACGCAATACGGCAACAAAAAGATAATGAAAAAGCGTAATAATGGCGAAGCCCTTAGCTTAGGTAATGACCTTAAAGCAGCAGCGACAGATGCGCTAAAAAAATGTGCAGCCCAATTAGGCATAGCACAAGATGTTTATGCTCCAGATGAATTTACGGAAGTTGAAGTATTAAGTGCAGAGCAGCACGAATATGATGCTAATGTTTTAATAAAGGCAGTAAAAAAGGACATAGAGTTGTTGAGCAATGTAAGCCAAGAAATTATTGAAAAAGCTATTGAGAGCAAAAACCTTGATGTGCTTTTTAAATTGGTTCGCAATATTAGACTAAAGAAAGGGGAAGAAAATGGATAAAGACTTTTTGACCAAACGTGCTGGCGCATTTACAAGCAGCGAAATATACAAGCTGGTGGCGAGGCACAAAAAAACTGGAGAATACTTAGTGAGCAGAGATACCTACATAAACAAAGTATTCATGGAATTGCAATATAATTGCCCGATGTCAAGTTATGGAGATAGTCGGCCAACTATCTGGGGCAAGTTATTGGAAAAGTGGTACATGGCTCAGATTGAATTGGGTACACCTACACCAACAGATACCTTAACGCATCCAGATTGCCCATTGTGGAAGGGTACTCCAGATATGATATACAAACAAGAAAAAATGGTTGGAGATTTGAAATGCCCAAGTGATTTGGAAAGGTTTGCCATAGCTTATGAATGTAAAGGAGATATCGATAAATTAAGGGCTACGTATAAAGAAGGCGAAAAGTATTATTGGCAGCTTATGAGCAATGCTGTATTAACTGGCAGCGATAAATGCAAACTTGTTTTTTACGTGCCAAGTGAAGCAGACATTGAAGAACCGAAAACTGGAATCAGGGCTTATTCCGATGATGGAGAAGGCAAACATCATTGGGTTTTGTTTTCTAATTATTACGAATTGCCTCACGTTCCCAAAGAAAGCAGTTTGCCGAACCAAGTAGTGATTGAATGGCAAGTTGACAAAATAGAAAGGCAGCAGCTAATTAATGATGTATTAAGTGCAGCCGAAAAAGTAACAAGCAAATTATTCCCAATAAAAAAAACAAAAAAAAATGAAGAAAGATTATCATAAATTTTTAGATCAAAAACGGCATATAACTGGAAACTTTGGTTTTGATATTAATTATTTGCCTAATATTGCTTTTGACTTTCAAAAGTTAATCATAGAAAAAGCCGTTTCTAAGGGGAGGGTAGGAGTATTTGCAGATACTGGTTTAGGTAAAACTTTAATTCAGTTATCAATAGCAAAAAATATAATTAATCATACAAATAAAAAAGTATTGATTCTTACACCATTAGCAGTCGCATTTCAATTTATACTTGAAGCTGAAAAAATAGGAATTGATGATATTGAATATTCTAAAAACGGAAAGCATACAAAAAAAATAGTTATTTGTAATTATGAACGATTACATTATTTCAATGAATCTGATTTTGTAGGCGTTATTTTAGATGAAAGTTCAATACTGAAAAACTTTGATGGTAAAATTAAAAACCAGATTACCAGCTTTGTAAAGAAAATACCATATAGATTTTTAAGTACGGCTACACCCTCTCCTAACGATTTTATAGAATTAGGTACAAGTTCAGAGGCATTAGGTTATATGGGATATATGGATATGTTAGGAAAGTTTTTCAAGAACAACCAGAACAGTGTAGATAGTTCAAATAGGAATATAGGAGAAAAATATTATTTAAAACCTCATGCAGAAAAAGATTTTTTTGCTTGGGTTAATCAATGGAGCATAATGGTTAAGATGCCAAGTGATTTAGGATTTTCAGATGATAAATATATTTTACCTAAACTTATAACAAATAAGCACGTAGTTAAAAACCAATCTTTAATAGATATCAATGGGCAAGTTCAGATGTTTACGCCAATAGCTAAAACAATGACAGAGGTTAGGCACGAACAAAAGCAAACGGAGCAGCAAAGATGCGAAAAAGCTATATCTTTAGCTTGTGGTAAAACTTCTGTATATTGGTGTAATACTAATAATGAAAGTAAAATTTTAAAAGGTTTAGATAAAAACGCTATAGAAATTATTGGTAGTCAATCAATAGATAAAAAAGAAGAAATATTAAAAGCATTTGCCGAAGGTCAAATCACAAGATTAATAACTAAAGCCAAGATGACTGGAATGGGTTTAAACTGGCAGCACTGCAATCATTCTGTATTTTTTCCGACATGGTCTTATGAACAGTATTATCAAGCTATAAGACGTTTCTGGAGGTTTGGTCAAAAAAACGATGTAACTATTGATATGGTTATTTCTGATGGTCAAACAAGGGTATTACAAGCATTAGAACAAAAAACAAAAAAGGCAATAGAACTACATAAAAATTTAATTGATAATGTAAATGGTTCATTTGATAATAAAATAAAAGAATTTAACAAAGAAATAAAATTACCAAAATTTATATAATATGATAAAAGAACAACTAATAACCGAAAATTACAGTATTTACAATAGTGATTGTATGTATGTAATGCCCAAATTACCAAATGAGTCAATTGATCTTTCAGTTTATTCTCCTCCATTTGCTGGTCTTTACAATTATTCCAGTAGTGAAAATGATTTTAGTAATTGTGAAAGCAAAGAACAATTTTTACAACAATATGAATATCTTATAAAAGAAGTGGCAAGAGTTACAAAAAAAGGTAGAATTACTGCAGTACATTGCACAGATGTTTTTGACAATACTTGTAGACTTTGGGATTTCCCAAATGAGATAATAAAACTACATCAAAAATATGGTTTTGAATATCGCAATAGAATAACTATTTGGAAAGAACCTTTAAAAGTAAGAATGCGTACAATGGTTCAATCTTTAATGCACAAATTTATCGTTGAAGATAGTACCAAATGTTTTACGGCAATGCCTGATTATGTACTTATATTTACTAAAAAGGGTGAAAATGAAATACCAGTAACTCATGAATTTGGAATAAACAATTATGCTGGTGAAATACCTATACTACCTAATATTTTAAAAGCTTGGAATAATGCAAACAATTCAAATCTTAATAAAGATGAATTATGGGAACATTTAAACAGCATTAATGAAAATGACAAAATAACAAAGTTAAATCATTATATATGGCAACGTTATGCGAGTTCAGTATGGGATGATATTAGAATAGATAATGTATTGCCTTTTAAAGAAAGCAAGGATAAAGATGATGAAAGGCATGTCCATCCTTTGCAACTTGATGTAATTGATAGGATTGTTGAATTATATTCAAATCCAAACGAAATTGTTTTAACGCCATTTATGGGCGTTGGAAGCGAAGTTTATAGTCCAGTTTCTATGGGTAGAAAAGCTATAGGAATTGAATTAAAAGATAGTTACTATAATCAAGCAATTTTAAATGTAAAAGATGCAGAAAAAAGGTTTATGCAAAAATCTAAAACTTTACAATTAGATTTAAAATAAAATATGAGCAAGTTAGGATTTACATTTTACCCAAAAGATTGGTGGACATCAAATACATATTTTGATCTTGATATTGTTGAGAGATATTATTATTTAGAGATGCTATTTATTATGTATCAAAACGATGGTTATTTTACATTAACTAAAGAGCAATTTGAGAGAAGATTATTAACCCAAATAAAACCCAGCGAATGGGAAAAAATAACCCAGCACCTAACCAAAAGCGATTTGGGTTATTCGCATAGTTCAGTTAACAAAAGACGAACAAAGGCAGTGGTAGCAAGAGAAAACGGAGCAAAAGGGGGCAGACCAAAAAAACCCAAAAACCCAGCTTTAAACCCATCTTTAGAATATAAAGAGAAAGAGAAAGAGAAAGAGAATAGAAAGTTAATAGAAAATAAAGGAAATAGTATTCCAAACTTTTCTGAATTTTTAGATCATGCCGTTTCAAAAGAACCAAATGTTGACGAATATGCTTTGAGGCTCAAATTTGAAAGCTGGGTTGAAAATGGATGGAAAGACGGCAATAATAGAAAAATAACTAATTGGAAGTCAAAATTAACAAATACTATTCAGTTTATTGCCAAAGGCACAAACTCCAGAACAAAAAGAAAGGTTAAGGTATTTTAATGATGACTGAGCAGATTTATGCTATTAATGCGCAGATGGTTTATGACCTTGACTGCACAAATACCAACGGCAAAAACTCAACACCTTGCCCAGTATGCAGCCCATCACGAAAAAAGCAAAATGCAAAGTGTTTGGATTACAATACAAACTTAGGGGTGGGATATTGCAACCATTGCGAGGAAAGGTTCGTTAAACACAAACCACATGAAAATCAAATTGAGTACAAGATTCCAGAATGGTCAAACAAAACAAATTTATCTGCTAATGCTGCAAAGTGGTTTGAAACAAAACGGATGATAAGCCAAGAAGTCTTGATTAAGATGGGCGTTTGTTCAAAGTCTGTTTATATGGCACAACTATCAGGCGAGGCCAATTGTATTTGCTTTCCGTTTTACAAAGATGGCAAAGTTGTCAATGTAAAATACCGAGATGCGCAAAAGAATTTTAAATTGGAATCAGGGGCAGAATTGATATGGTATAATTACGATGCAATCAAAAGCAACAAAGAAATAATAATTTGCGAAGGCGAGATTGATGCGCTTAGTTTTATTGCTGATGGAATGGCTAATGTTATAAGCGTACCAAATGGAGCAAGCGCAAAGCAAATGACTTATTTGGATTCAAGCATTAAGGAGTTAGAAAAAGTAGAAACGTTTATTATTGCAACCGATGGAGATGCAAAAGGCATTGAACTTAGAAATGAACTAATAAGAAGGCTCGGAGAGGGAAAATGCAAAACGGCTCATTTTAAGGAGTTTAAAGATGCAAATGAGTATAGGGTTCACAATGGGCATAAAAGTCTATTAGAAGTCATTAAAAGTGCCAAATACGTCAAAATAGATGGCGTGGTTAATGCAGAAGATATTGAAACCGATGTTGTGAACCTTTTTAACAATGGTTTGCCAAAGGGTAAAAACATATCTTTTCCAGTAATGGATGAGTTGATTACTTGGGAAACAAAACGGCTACTTGTGGCAACTGGAACACCTCAATCTGGAAAGAGTGAAATGATTGATTTTATAACGACTAAATTAAACTTAAAACATTTTTGGAAGTGCGCTTATTGGACACCAGAGAACTTTCCTATTGCTTATCATTACTCAAAACTAAACGAAAAGATAAGTGGCCTTTCATTTAATAAAGCTGACCAAACGGAAGCAATGTTTTGGAACGTGCATAATCACATCAAGAAGAACTTTTTTTGGGTTGATCCTGATGACAACTTAGGCGTGGATAATATTCTTAGCAAGTTTGAATTTTTGGTAAAAACTAAGGGCATAAAGATTTGCTTAATTGATCCATTCAATAAATTGGATAATAGCACAAGGGATAATGAAAGGCAATACATAA